CGAGGGGCATGTGATTCTCCTTCAAGGCGGCCGCCAGTGCGGCTCGACGGACAGGCTTCAGTACACACCGGCAGTTGATGACGTTGTCGATCCGGCCACGCGGGTCGCCGGGGTAGCGCAGGTTCTCCCCGCCGACGTTGAAGTAGGCGCCGGCGGGACGGCGCTGAGTGTCGGCGGCAGCGTGCGCGGGACGCACCTGATCGTCGTGCATGGTGAGCCAGGCCAGCATCATCGGCTCGTCCGCGTCCACCGCGGCCTGGCGGTAGGCGGCGTTCTGGGTAGCGATAGCCAGCCAGGTGGTGACCGGCTCCAGGTTGGAGCCTTCGACGGTCTTGGTGATGACGCTCCGCAGTGCCGCCAGGTGACCGAGTGTCCGGCCACGCCGCAGGCCACCGGCATCCATGTACGTGTCGACGTACAGCTCCGACAGGTGCTCGAACAGCTGCGCGGTGAGCTCAGGGTCCTTCGGGTCGACCAGCCAGGCGCGGACGTGGGGGCGTAGCTGGTCGATCGCGCCGTCCTGCGCGGCCCGGCGTTCGGCGGCGAACTGGATGAGTTCGTTCATGCCGGAACCTGGTCGGCCAGCCGCAGCCAGTTCACCAGCCGATCACGACGGTGCGGGGACTGTTCGTTGATCAACGACTCGCAGTAGTTGGCCAGCACCGGGACGATGATGCTGGGATCCGCGATGCCGTCCAGCACCTGTGGCGCGCACCCCCAGGCGTCGTGCAGGGCGAGCTTGGCGGTCTCCCCACTGGCCTTGACGTAGACGTGGGTCTCGTAGCTGGGCACCCCGGGAGGTTTGGCGACGGTCTGGCGCAGCCGGTTACCGGCCCGTTCCAGTGCACGGAACACCAAGGCTTCGGAGGCGTGGACCAGAGCCGACTCGGCCGGGGTACTGGGCCGAGTCGGATGGCCCTCCAGGGATGGGTCGGGCCGGGCCTCCCGGGTGACCGTCCCGGGAGTCGATCCCAGATCCACCCCGAGCGCGGTGAGAGCGGACTGCACCTGCTCCGGTGTCGCCGAACCGGAGGCTACCTTGACCAGCAGCCAGTTGTGGAACTGCTCCGCTGTGGGGGTGTCGTCTTGATCGAACCCGTTCTCGCGGAGCAGCGCCTCGGAGGAGATGAGGCCGCGGTCGTACAGCTCGAACGCCTCCTTGCTCCGGTCGGGACGCAGCCGCAGGGTCGAGGTGTCGTAGATGATGATCGCGGGTGGGTCGTCCCCGACCAGGGGCCGCAGGTAGCCCATCGTGATCGCGTTGGCGATGGTGTCGAGCATCGGCTCGATGTGCAGCTTGATGGTCGACTCTTCGATCTGCCACGCGCCCCAGTGCGAGACACCGGTGCCGGTGGTGCTGCCCTCGCTGCCCCGGGACGCCATGCCGAGGATCTGTTCGGGCGGCAGGTCCATGCCGAGGGCGAAGCGCCGGATCGCCTCGGCCCGCAGCTCCATCGCATTGGAGTCCAGTGCCGACCAGAACTGCATCAGCCGCGGCTTGTCGATGGCGTCGTCGGGTGCGGTGACGACGATGGGGATCATCGCGCTCGGGCTGGACGGATCGCTGATCGGCGTCATCATGGCGTCGGCCAGGGTGAGCATGAAGGCGTCGGCGTCGTTGGTGGTCTCCGGTGCCGATCCGTCGACGGATGGTGGCGGCGGGAACGTCATGCCCTGCGGCATCATCAGGATGCCCGCGCCGGCGAGACGGCTGGTGATCTGCGCGAAGACGTGGCGGGTCAGCCACTCGATCTCGGACAGGATCGGGAGCAGTGAGTGGAACGCCGAATCGGCCTCGACCCGGCGGGCCGGGTTGGGTAGCCAGATCCGGATGACCACGTCGTCCTCGGTCAGCGGCACCGCCTGGTAGCCGTCGCCGTAGTTGATCTGCCACGACGTCCCGGTCACCTGCATTTCGATGCTGGAGATGATCTCCCAGGTGTCGATCCCTTCCACCTGTCGGCCGACGAGATAACACTCGCCGGCAATGGTCAGGTGGGTGCCGATGGCGTCCAGCATCTGGGTCTGGCCGTCTCTACCGTTGAACAGCGCCTCCAGTGCGTCCGCGGCCGGGCCGGTGCTCTGCTCGCGGGGCTGCTGGTCGACCATCAGCGCAGCCTTCAGAACTGCTCTGGATACGGCATGGCCGAAGAACTTGGCCGCGAACCGCGCCTCACCGCAGATGGCGTAGTGCCGGTATGCCTCCGCCTGCCAGTCCTGGCGCGGCTGGAAGATTCTCGCCGCCTTGCCCGGGTAGCGGGTGGCCGATGCCACCATTGCAGACGTGGGGATCACGACCGCCTGCGGTTCGATCTTGCGTCGGGGCATGGGTGTCTTTCCGCTCGCGGGAGTTACCCGGAGTTTCGCACAGATCGTCTAACGACAGCCAGATTGAGACTTCAATCGGATTGAAATCAGTCGGCGCCATCCGTTGGCTGATCGTAGGAGACGAGGATCGCGGCAAGGTAGGACATGCCCCACCAGATGTTCGGCAGCCACCACCACCAGGCCAGATCGGACAGCAGAGCCCAGGCGATCATGCCCAGCGTCAGGTAGGGAGCCAGGCAGAAACCACACTCGAACAGCTTGTGCCAGGGGCTGTCACCGATCTTGGCCGCGATTCTGGCCCGGACCCAGATCAGCGGTGGGAAGTCGTCGTAGGTGATCAGTCGGCCGGTCCGCGCCACGGAGACGATGCCGACCAGCACGGCCAGCAGCCACAACCAGATCGGGTGCGGCGTACCGATCAGGACGATCATCCGACTGACCGCAGGTGTCGGTCCCTGACCACGGTCCGGCCACGCAGCAGCGTGTTCGGATCGGAGATGGCCGCGGGCTCGACGTGCTTCAGCAGCTCGGTGGCGCCGTGCACCAGGGCGTCGACCCGGTTCGGGGAGGGGCCAAGACCAGGCACCCAGGTGGTCTGCTCGTCCTCCAGCTCACCCAGGTCACCGACGTGGACGACCATCTTCCGTTCATAGCGGGCCACGATCGGCTCGGCGCGGATCGCTTTGCCGCGCCGAGAGTTGACCAGGATGATACGGATCGTGCCGAAGCCGGTGGTGTCGAGAGTGTGCTTGACCATCTCACCTCCGTAGTTCTTCTCGGCCACGATCGCGTCGGCGTTGAACTCCTCGACCAGGGCGTGCGCCTTGGATGCCCAGGCGCCGGGGGAGTAGCGCCCGGTGTGGTCGGCCAGCACGTACAGCTGCTTGTCGAACCCGATGCCGACGACAATGATGCCGGTGTCGTCGGAGCCGACCCGGGTCGAGCCGGCCGGGTCGATGGCCACCACGATCCGCAGCAGTGGCGGGGCCTCGTCGGCGGTCAGGAACATGTCCCAGCTCCACATCGCGCCTTCGACGTCGGTGAGGATTTCGCCGTGCAGTTCCTGCTTGCCGAGCCGGGTGCCCTCGTAGCGATCGAGCACCGTCTTCTTGTAGGTCTCGGCCAGGTTGTCCAGGTTGGCGTAGGTGGAGACCCGGCGCATCACCGTCAGCGGATCGACCGCGATCTCCTTCATCCATTTGATCGGCTTGGGTGTCGTGGTGGCGACGACTTTCGGGGACTTGCCGAGTCGTAGTCCCAGCAGCATGGTCGACCACACCTCGTCGATCAGCGGATAGTGGGCAGGCTCGTCGGCCCAGGCGAACCCGGCCTCGGGGCCACGCAGACGGTCCGGTTCCTCGGCGCTGAAGCACTGGCCGATCGCCCCGTTGGGCCAGGTGAGTCGTTTCTTGCTCGGCTCCCACAGGGGACGCTTGCCAGGTGGGCTGGTAGCCAGGATGCCGGACACTCCCTCGACCATCGTGTCGCGCAGGTCGGGTCCGGTGGCCGCAATCAGGAATACGCGGGGCACCCGCTTGACCACTTGGTGCGTGATCTCGCTGCCGCTACGAGATTTTCCCGACCCACGACCACCGGACAACAAGAGGGTGAGCCAAGAGTCCGACCAGCGAGGGGGTCGCTGGTCGGACCTGGCGTGCGGCCAGTCCCATTCCCCGTGAGGTCGGCCGTCACAATCAGGGTAGGGGCAGAAGAACGGGCGCCACGACG